GCCCTCCGGCAATCAGGTCATCCTGCCCACCAGCAGCAAAGGCATGCGTAAGGTGACGATTCGAAAACCGGATACCCTACTGTCTGAGAACATCAAGAAGGATGTGGTGATCGGCGGCGTGACCGGTGTCCTTGAGGCACCACCGACAGGCCCTTATATAGAGTATACATCCCTCGACAGTTCTGGTAGAGTGTTTACTGCTAAATTTCGAGGAACAGTTGTTCCAGAGTATGCATTCGCTTATTTGGCGGAATTGATATCAGTAGATATGCCAGACAATGTAATTGCAATTGGTGATAATGGTTTTTATCGCTGCCCAAAGCTCCAATTAACAAGTCTCCCACCCGGAATTACCTCGCTCGGAGATTTTGCATTCTCTGATTGTTCAAAGCTAGCGTTAACAAGCCTCCCTTCTGGAATCACCTCAATTGGAGACCAGGCATTTAGGGATTGCTTCAGTCTCTCATTGACAAGTCTCCCTTCTGGGATTACCTCAATTGGAGATTATGCATTCAGAAATTGTTCAAAGATGGCATTAACAAGTCTCCCTCCTGGGATTACTTCAATCGGAGATTTTGCGTTTCTAAATTGTTACCAACTATCATTGACGGCCCTACCTTCTGGAATTACCTCAATCGGACAGTATGCATTCAACAATTGCCCAAGGCTCGCATTGACGGCCCTACCCTCTGGGATTACCTCATTACCAACAGCCGCATTTCAGTACTGTCCAAAATTAGCATTGACGACCTTCCCGTCTGGAATGACCTCGATTGGAGCTTATGCATTTAGGCAGGGTACAGGTCTCGCATCAATAACCCTTCCCCCCGCACTCACTACAATCGGAGATTATGCATTTGCCAATTGTACTGGATTGGAAACGGTTAGATTTACGAGTACGGTATCCTCAATTCCTGGTGGAGTATTTTCCGGATGCCCAAAACTGTCTACCATTTATGTCCCGTGGTCGCAGGGGCAAGTAGCAAATGCCCCTTGGGGCGCTAACAATGCCACCATCATTTACGATCATACTGGGGAGTAAAAAAGAAAGGAGACGGCAGTGAATGTACAATACCGACTAAACCGATAAACAAATATCTACCAACATTTTTATGTGCCCGACTCGGGCACGGAAAGGAGCAAACTATGAAAATTTCCAACAAGCTGTACGACATCCTGAAGTGGGTGGTCATCATTGTGCTGCCCGCCGTGGCGACACTGTATGCCGCCCTAGCGGCTGTGTGGGCATGGCCTTATTCTGAAGAGGTCGTCACCACCATCACCGCTGTGGACACCTTCCTGGGCGCTGTGCTGTGCATCTCCAGCGCCACCTACAACAAAGGGGGCAATGGCAATGAGTAATTCCAGCCTGGTATCTTACACCAAGCTCTCCCCCAACTGCGACCATCCCCGGAACCACGCCATTGACAAGATCACCATCCACCACATGGCCGGTGATCTGTCTGTGGAGACCTGCGGTAATCTTTTTGCCAACCCCAACCGCGAAGCCAGCGCCAACTATGGCATCGGCTCCGATGGCCGGGTGGGCCTCTATGTGGACGAGGGCGACCGTGCATGGGCCTCTGCGTCCCCCAGTAACGACAACCGAGCCGTCAACATCGAGGTTGCCAACTGTGCCACCGGCGGCGACTGGCCTGTGTCCTCTGCGGCCTATAACAGGCTGATCGACCTGTGCGTGGACATCTGCCAGCGCAACGGCATCAAGTCCCTTAACTACACCGGGGACGCAGACGGCAACCTGACCGAGCACCGCATGTTTATGGCTACGGCCTGCCCCGGCCCGTATCTGCATGAGCGTATGCCCCAGATCGCCGCAGCGGTCAATGCGCGTCTGGGGGCGGCGGAAGTGCCCGCCGAAGATAACAACACCAATACCAAGGAGGAAACGATCAACATGGAACTGCGTATGCTGTCAAGGGGCATGGAGGGCAATGATGTCCGGGCCGCCATGCTGCTGATGAAGGACAAGGGCTATTACCCGGATGAAATCTGGAGCGGCGACAAGCTCTTTGGCCCCAAGATGGAGGCGGGCCTGCGCCGGATGCAGGCAGATCACGACCTCGGCGTGGATGGCATCCTCGGTGCCGCCAGCTGGAATTTTCTGCTGAAATAAAGGATAAAATAAATCCACTGGAGGGCGCAGAGGACACCGCTACGCCGGCCTCACGCCCGTGCATAAACATCCGCACCTCCACGGCTATTGTTTTGCCGATGAACAGCAACCACAAGGCCGTAAGAAATTTTTTATCAAATTTGCCGCCAAAGCGCGCTATTGCCCTCGTGGAATCGATTTTACTCCCAGAGACCGAGGAAATGATCGTCATAGATTGCGACGTGCGCCGGAAAAGCTGTGTGCAGGTATCTATAGAGCGTAATATGTCCGTAGATACTGTCAAGCGGTATAGGTGTAGAGCATACCACAAAATTGCACAGGAGCTATTTAACCCCCTGCCTTAATTGGCAGGGGGCTTTTTGCACTTTTCTGACACTTTTTAGGCACTTTCAGGTGCCTGTTTTTTTGTATCATAAAGGCAGAAAGAAGGTGGCAAAATGTATGACCGGCTTATCGCCTGCGGTTACACGGAGCAAATGGCGGCGGATATCCTGAAACTATTCCCCGACCAGGAAGAATTGCGGATATATGTATATTTTGCCGAACTGTTCCGTGAAGAAAGGACGGTGTGTTGATGGCATTTAATCCTTACTACCAGAATCCGTATCAGCCGATGGGGTATAACGGGCAATACGGCAATTATGCCCCGCAGAACGCCGCAGGAGCGCCGCAAGCGTTCGGGTGTCAAATTACAAGGGTAAATGGGAGAAACGGCGCAGATGCGTTCAGAATGGCCCCCAACAGCTCTATTCTGCTGATGGATGAGAACGACCCCATTGTGTGGATGAAGCAGACAGACGGAGCTGGGTATGCAACGGTAACGCCTTACACAGTTTCTCCGTATCAGGCCGCACCTCCTGTGGATGTAAGTAGTCTGGAAGAGCGCGTAAAGAGATTGGAGGACACAATCAATGGCAAATCCAATGATGCAAATGCTGATGGGAAGCGGAAGCCGAAAGCCGAATAATCCCCTTGCGATGGTGGCAGAGTTCCGAAAATTTGCAGCGAACATGACCCCGCAAAAGGCGCAGCAGGAAATCGAGCGGTTACTAACTTCCGGGCAAATGAGCAAAGAGCAGTTTGCTGATTTGCAGAAACAAGCAAAGGCCTTTGTGCAATTCCTGAAATAGGCCGGGTCGACACGGTTTATTTATAAAAAATTATGAAAGGAGTTTCCCACATGGAGAACGGTATGTCCCTTAGCGATATCGCCGCTGTGACACGGGGAGCGAATGACGAGAACGGCTGGGGTTCTGGCTGGTTCCTTATCGTGGTCCTGTTCCTGTTCATGTTCGGCTTTGGCGGAAATGGCTGGAATCGTCAGGGTGAGTTCGGGGAGTATGCCACCGCCGCCAGCCAGCAGGAGATTCTGTTTGGCCAGCAGTTTGGACAGATCAACGACCGCCTGACCAACATCGGAAACGGCATCTGCAATCTTGGCTACGAGATGCAGGGCAACATTGGCCAGCTCGGCAAGGAGATGGCTCTGGCGCAGAACGGCACCAACATGGCCATCATGCAGACCGGCAACAGCATCCAGAGCCAGATGGCGCAGTGCTGCTGCGAAACCCAGCGGGCGATTGACGGCGTAAACGCCAACATCGAAGCCAAGTTTGCGGCTCTGGAGAAGTCCCAGCTTGAGCAGCGCATTGCGGAGCAGTCCGCCCGCATTGCCAGCCTTGAGATGGACAACCGGATGTATGGCGTGGTTCGCTATCCCAACGGCTACACCTACAATGCCGGCAATTCCCCCTTCTGCGGCTGCAATAGCTGCTGCGGCGCAAACATCTGACAAAAGCGAAAGGCCCCTCTTGGCCGGGTTATGGGCGGGGCTGGTGTCCCGCCCTCTTTATTTTGAAAGGAGATTTTATAATGTCTTGCAAATCTGCGATTTACACTGCTATGCAGACCCCCACGGAGGTTGCCGTAAACGGTGTCATCCCCCTGGGCAGTCTTATCCGCCGCTACGGCTGCGATATTTCCCTGAACGGGAATGCCGTCAACATCATTGGCAAGGGCTATTATGATGTTGATGTGTCCGTTACCGTTGCCCCCACGGCTGCTGGGACGGTTACCGCAACGCTTATCAAGGACGGCGTTGTTGTCCCCGGCGCAACAGCTTCCGCAAACGCTGCGGCTGGCGCACCTGTTGCGCTGGCATTCCCCGCTCTTGTCCGGCAAGCGTGTTGTGCGTCCGGCTCTGCCCTGTCTTTGGTGTTGACCGGCGCTGCATCCACCGTCAGCAATGTTGCCCTTCGGGTACAGCGCATCTGACGGAGGTGCGGGATGAAAGTTATTGAAAAATTAGAAAATTTTATCGATAGCGAAATCCACGATGCAGAAGTATATGCAAAGTGCGCCCTCAAGTACAAGGAATCCGACCCCACGCTTGCGAAACTGTTTTACGATTTGTCCACGGAAGAAATGCGACACATGGATTTGCTGCACGGAGAAGTTGTTCGCCAGATCGAGCAGTATCGCAAGACGAAGGGCGAACCGCCTGCGGCCATGCAGGCTATCTATGATTATCTGCACGAGAAGCAAATCGACAAGGCCAAGGATGTAAAGAGTTGCCAAAGCATGTATCGTAACGGCTGATTGCTGGGTAAAATTTGTAGCCCATGATGTAGCCCACGCAGAGCAATTTACTACAACTTGGCACAATTTTGCGCAACGCTTCACCCTACAAGCAGCCCGTATAGGGCGATAAAAAATCCCCGGAAACCCTTGATTTACAAGGATTTCCGGGGATTTGGCGCGGAAGGAGGGATTTGAACCCTCGCACGCGGTTTAGGCGTCTACTCCCTTAGCAGGGGAAATCAAACCAGCTATAAATCAATGGTTTGCGGAGATTTTGTAGCCCATTTGTAGCCCACAAAGAGGGCTTATTTTTCGAGCTGATTTACTCCCCTGTGCGCCGCTTCCGTAGACACATGAATGTATCTTTGAGTGGACGCAAGCTTGGAGTGACGCATGATCTGCTGGACGACCGGCAACTCCACGCCTTTCTTTACAGCTTCTGTTGCTGTGGTGTGGCGGCAGGAGTAAGGAGGCAAATCGCGGATTCCGAGTTTCTTGGTGGTAGCATGGTATTCCTCATAGAATTTGTTTTCATAGCCGCCATACAGTAGGTGTGTTTCCGGTGATGCAGATTCTGCCAATCGCTGTATCACTGGGGACATAAAAACCGGGAACACAATGGGGGTGTCTTTCCGCTTTTTTGTTTTCCGTCCGCATCCGTATATTTCGTGCTTTCCGTAGTCGATCATGTCGGATTTACAGGCGAACAGTTCGCCGGGCATCATGGATGTGTAAATCATCAGAAGCATATATCCGACAAACAGTTCCCCATTGTCCCACGCTGCCCACATGGAATTTACTTCCTGCTCTGTAAACGGTTCTGGTTCTTTTTCCACCAGCTCCGGCAGAACAATAAAACGGGACAGATTTACTGTCACTGTGCCATTTCCACCGTTGCTGGCCATCGCTCTTTTGTATAGGTGTGACAGCAAGGATTTCATGTCACGGGCCGTGTAGTAGGATGTGGCTTGTTCGTTGACAACGGCCTGTAAATCATCTATGGAAAGTGTATCGATTTTCCGTGATATAATAGGCTCAAGGCGCTCCCGTGCCTTTTTGTAGCCTGCCTGCTTATCTGTGGAGAGCTTTTGCATATCGTTTTCGCTCCAGCCTTGCCACAAGGTTAAAAGCGTAGGAGATGCTTTTTGACCCTCTCCCGGAAGTTGGGCCGCCGCCCATTTCAGGGCTTCTGTTTTTGTCTGGAAGCCGCCCTTTGTGGGCCGTTTGCGAACGAGCCTATGGCTACCGTCCGCTTCCTGCACTGTGTAGGAATATCCAGCTGCACGGGCTGTCCATGTCTTTCCTCTTTTGTAGGCATTTCCTGCACCATTTGGTCGTGACCGGCCTTTTCTCTTTTCAGCCACCTGTTTTTTGCCGCACGCATGGCAGTACACCGCCCCCGGTACAAGCCCTGTGCCGCATTTAATACAATTTGCCATTGTGTTACTCCTTTGATATGCGTACAACCGTAATCATGGCCGCAATCGTTACTGCGCTCCCGGCCAGCAGTACGGCGATAAGCACCCACGCAAACACGCTTGAAGCCCCGCCGATAATCATTCCCATTGTTTTTGCGCGGAAATCAAGAAACACATATACGGCCAACAAGAGCATTACAATTATAAGCGCGGATATTGTGATATAAATTACCCTTTGCTGCGACTTGATGCGCTTGTGCTGCAAGTCTATGGTTTTCTTCATGCTCTCTACATTGCCCTCTAATTTGGCAGCTTTTATCTCCGCTTCCCTGCTTTGTTTTAACTCCTCCAGCTGTTTTTCTGCGGGGACATTTTCGACGATGCCAAAATACCGATCCAGCGACACGCCCAAAACGGCGCAAATGTCACCGGCGTTATACACGCTTGGGGCTTTGGATGCCGATGCAAAATAGTTGTTGATGGTAGAAATAGAAATCCCCGTTTCGTCTGCCAGCTGCTGCGTGGTAATCCCTTGCCTTACCTTTGCTTCTTTGCAAATTTCTCTCAGCGTTTTCATACTTCTTTCCCCTTATTGGGCATAATCTACCCTTTTATTGCCGTGCAAATATTGTAAAAATCCCTTTTGGGGATTGCGCTGCCCGATTTGTTTTTGATATGGTGGCGATGCAAACGATAAGCCAATAGGTGATTCGTGGGCAAAGCCCACCCTGTCCGGTGCGGGGGCAGGGTGGGCAAATCAAACAAATTTTCTAATTTTTTTATTTTTGTTGCACGAAACAGGGCAACAAACCCACCTCTGGCGTGTATAGGTGAAACACTTAATGCGGAGGTAAAACAAATGATGACTTTTTCCCAAAAAAGTGGTACACTTAATGAAACATCTGTACGGGAACGACTGAAAGAGGAAATCACGACTCTGACAGACCGCCAGGCTGAATATGTATTAAGGAGAATGCAAAATGAAAGAGCTTGTTGGGCTATTGGTAGCAATGCTTGTCAGCTCCAATGTATGGCTTTGGATCAATCTGTAGAATCTGAAAAATGTAATCGGTCATAGCACCCTCTTAGCTTCCAGTACAATGCCCAATAGCTTCTCGCATTGCTCATCGGTCAAACCATCAACTGCATCAAGCAACGCTTTCCGTGCTGCGCTCAATCCCTCGGCATTTATGCCGGGGGCTTTTTTTATGCCCGGGTCGTCCGTTTCGCCCTTTAGCCACTCCACGGATACGCCTTTTAAAGCGGAAATCTGGAAAAGGTAATTTTTGTACGAGTCACTTTTCCCTGATTCCCAATCGCTAACTATTGCTCCGCTCTTAAATCCAAGCATCCTTGCAAAATCAGCCTTTGCGCCATGCACAAACTTCCCATCCGGCTTGTGGGGGATAAGAGAAAGAACCCGCTCTTGCATAATTGACATATTCGCTTACCTAAATTTGTTGAATTTGCCAAAATTCAGTATTTATTGAATTTGCCTATTGCAAACTTCGCATTTGTGAGGTATCTTTATATCAGGCCCACCGGAAAAGGGTACAAAAACACCAGCCCCCACGAAAGCGGCTTTTAACAATTTCTTTTGGCGAAGGTATTGTACCGCAGTTTTTGTGGAGTGTCAAGTGTGAAACCTCATGAATATGAGTTTTCGGTGGGCGTTGACTGCGGCGGGGATAGAAAAACCGTCTCGTGCGGTAACACGAGGCGGCGGGGTGCAGGAGTTTCCCTCCCCACCTCCGAACCGGGCGGGGAGGGAATTTAACAGCAAAACGCGCTGTCTTTGCACTCCTGCAAGGCGATTATAGCACGAACGCCCCGCCGCAGTCAATGAAATCTCACATATAAGGAGGGAATTTAATTTGACATTGAGAGAAATGCGGGATAGAGCAAATCTTTCCTGCGTGCAGGTAGGCAATAAGCTGTTTGTTGACCAGTCCTGCGTAAGACATTGGGAATACGGAGACTGGGCACCGGCACGGAAGTATTACAAGAAAATGGCAAAGCTGTACGGCGTGTCGGAGGAGGAGATAAAGTCTGCTGCGGAAGCTATCCGGGCGGCGAACCGAGGTGAGAAGCGTGACAATCAATGATGTACGGAAGTCGGACAAGCTGTATCTGACCCCGGCAGAGGTTGCGGAGCTGCTGAATTGTGACCCGCAAGCGATACGGGACGCAGCGAGGCACAACCCCGAACAACTTGGATTCCCGACAATGCGGGTTGGCAACAGGACGAAAATCCCCCGGATGCCGTTTCTGCGGTGGCTGGGGATAGAGGAGGAGGAAACATGGACGGGTACACATTGACGCTGGTCATTATAGGAGCCGCAACGGTGAGTTATTGGCTCATGCGGCTGGTGGACAAGCTGGACGGGAAGTAACACAAACGGAGGGAAAGACGATGTATTTGTGTGATTATTGTGGGGCAGCGTTCCATTCGTTGGATTACATCGAGGAAAAGTCCGATGAGTGCGGAAACAGCATAATTTATGTTTGCCCAGAGTGCGGAGAGGAGATTATCCCCGGAGAAGCGGATGAATGTCCTGTTTGCCACGGCTGGAAGCCGATGAAGTCTGCTATGTGCCACAAGTGCGAGCTGGAAACAATCGGAAATTTCAAGCTGGCTATACGGAAGTTCTCCGATGTGCAGCTTGATTATATTTCCGAGCTGACGGAGGGTGAGTATCTCTCGGAGTTTTTGCATAAGGGGGGCTTGGGATGATAAACGGCGTCCTCCGGTACATAAAAGCTACAGTGGAAATCCCATTCCCGGAGGGGAAAATGTGCTGTAACCTCTGTCCACTTTTGGAGACGTATTCACGAAATCAATGCCGCCGCACGGGGGAGTATTTGCTGGACACACGAATCGTCGGGGCATATTGCCCGCTACAAGTTGTTGATGAGGAGAAAACCGAATGATGAATATCTATGAGAAAATCGCTGCAATCATGCAGGATGTCCAGTATTTGGCAAAGGACGATCATGTAGAGTTTGGCAGCACCAAATACAAGGCACTGAGCGAGGAGAAAGTAACCTCCATCATGCGTGCGGAACTGCTGAAACACAAACTGGTTGTATACCCCATCGCACAGACAGCCGGGAGAACTGGGAACATTACCCACGTGGATGTCATCTACCGCATGGTCAACGTGGAAAACCCGGAGGAATACATCGAGATTGCATCCTGCGGAGATGGCGCAGACACACAAGACAAGGGCAGCGGCAAGGCCATGACCTATGCGTTTAAGTATATGTGGCTGCGGACCTTTGCGCTTCCCACCGGCGAGGACCCGGACAAAATTTCCTCCGCCGAGCTGGACGAGAAGGAGCGGAACGCCGCTCCGGTGTGTGAGCGATGTGGAGCTGACATTGTGTCCGTCAAGAAGCGCAACGGCGAAATGTGGACGGTAAAGGACATGGTTAAGTACTCCAAGGGCCGCTACGGAGCGCAGATGTGCGCCGACTGCATGAAGGCCGCGAAGAAGGAGCAGGGCAATGTTGCAGGCTGATGTGACCGCCGCACGGTGGCAGCAGGACAGCGATGGGGCGTGGCTGTGCCTCCGGGTGCAGTCCCCCACCTCTGCAATGACCATCTGTGACGAGATGAAGCCGGACAAGCAGTATGTGGTGCAGATCAAGCGCAAGGGAAGAAGCCTTGACGCAAACGCTTATGCGTGGGTGCTGCTGGATAAACTGGCGGCACACTATGGGATTCCGAGGAATGATGTGTACCGGGAAGAAATCAGGATCATCGGCGGTGTGAGCGATGTTGTGTGCATGGTATCAAAGGCGGCGGACGAGTTCTGCCGCAGATGGGAGGCGAAAGGAACCGGTTGGATGGCGGAACAAGGGCCAAGCAAAATCCCGGGATGCGTGAACGTGGCGGTTTGGTACGGCTCCAGCACCTACGACACAGAGCAGATGTCACGGCTGATTGACCAGATTGTTGCCGATTGCCGAGAAGCTGGAATCGAGACTATGACACCGCAGGAGTTGGATGCGCTAAAATCCCGCTGGGGCGAAGCTCAACCGCTGGGAGGTGATAAAGGTGACTGATGAAAGACGGTGTTTCCTGTGCGGCAGAAATGGCGCAAGTGACCCGCTGGAGCGGCACCACATCTTCGGCGGTGCGTACCGAAACAAGAGCGAGAAATACGGCCTTGTGGTGTATCTCTGCGGTGAACGATGCCACAGGAACGGTGGAAACGCTGTACACCGAAACGGGAATCAAATGCGTCTGCTTCGCCGATACGGCCAGTTAAAGGCCATGCAGGAACAGAGATGGACGGAAGATGACTTCCGCCGTGAATTTGGAAAAAGCTATTTGTAAGGAGGAAAACGATGGTAAACAGAATGATTTTGCAGGGGCGGCTTTGCTCTGACCCCGAATTGCGCCGCACCAACAGCGGAACAGCAGTGTGCAGTTTCCGGGTGGCGTGGAGCGAGAAGGTAAAGGACAGAGAAACGAAGCTGTTTCTCCCCTGCGTGGCATGGCAGAGCACGGCAGAGATGATTTGCAAGCACTTTTCTAAGGGCAAGGAGATCATCGTGGAGGGCAAACTTTCCAGCCGGGAATACGAGGATAACAGCGGCAACAAGCGCACTGTGGTGGAGCTGACGGCGGACCGGGTACATTTCTGCGGTAGCAAGGACAGCGCACCGCATAAACCCGCACAGACCTTCGAGGAGATTTCCGAGGACGACGGAGATTTGCCGTTCTAAGGCGGTGCGCCGATGCCGAACAGAATCATACGCGAGAGCATCTGCACCAGCGACAGCATAGATGGGCTTTCGTGGTTCGAGGAGGTCTTGTTCTATCGGCTGATTGTTTCTTGCGATGATTTCGGACGCTATGACGGACGGGCCGCGATTATCAAAAACAGGCTATTCCCTTTGAAAGAAAATCTTACTCTGAAAACTGTAGAAAACGCCCTTCATGGACTGGCGAGTGCTGGATTGGTTGCCCTTTATACTTCACAGGGCAAGCGCTTCCTCTACCTACCAACATGGGGTAAGTATCAGAACCAGAGAGCAAAGGAAAGCAAATATCCTGAGCCTGTAGAGCCTACGCAAGCAGATGAAATCATTTGCAAACAAATGAATGCAGATGTTCCCGTATTCGAGAATCGAGAATCGGGAATCGATATACGAGAATCGAGAAGCGAGAATAATGCGCGCGAGGCGCGCTTCTCTCCGCCTTCTTTGGCCGAAGTTCAGGCTTATATCTCCGAACGGGGGTCTGCGGTTGACGCACAGCAGTTCGTCGATTTCTACGCCAGCAAGGGATGGATGGTTGGGAAAAACCGCATGAAGGACTGGAAGGCTGCCGTCAGAACATGGGAGAAGCGCAGAAAGGAGGAAGCCGATGAACAGCCAACAAAGCAAGAATACCATGTCGGAACATGGCTGTGACATCTGCGGCGGGCTGGGCTACACCGTCCGGCGCACGGAAAGCGGCGAACTGGTGAGTAGAACCTGCAAATGTGAGATCATTCGTCGGAATAGGCTTCGCATGGAGCGTTCCGGACTTCTGGGACTGCTGGATAGCTGCACCTTTGAGTCGTTCCAAACTCAGGAGTATTGGCAACAGGCCGCAAAGCAAGCGGCGGAGAAGTATTTGACCGACTGGAAAGGCAAGTGGTTTTTCATCGGCGGCTCTCCCGGCACTGGGAAAACACACCTGTGTACGGCGATTTGCGCCAAGCTGATGGACGGCGGAATCCCAGTGCGGTATGTGCAATGGCGGGGAGATATTCCGGCAATCAAGGCAAAGACCAACGATGCCGAAGCATACGCCGAAGCCATGCAGCCGCTGAAAACCGTCCGTGCGCTGTATATCGACGATTTTCTCAAGGGGAGCGTAACGGATGCCGACAAAAACATTGCCTTTGACCTGCTGAATGCCAGGTATATCAACCCGGATGCAATCACGATCATCTCCACGGAGCTGACCATTGACCGCATTTTGAGCTGGGACGAGGCAATCGGGAGCAGGATCAACCAGAGGGCGAAGGATTATATGCTGAACATCGGCAAAAAGAAGAATTGGAGGCTGCAATGACAAAACGGGAGGAACGGAGATGAAGCACCTCGGCGATATTACGAAAATCAACGGCGCAGAAATTGAAGCCGTGGATGTTATCACGGGCGGATCGCCGTGTCAGGATTTGAGCATTGCAGGAAAACGCGCCGGATTAGCCGGTGCAAGGAGCGGATTGTTCATGGAGCAGGTCCGCATCGTAAAGGAGATGAGAGAGCATGACAGAGCGAACGGACGGACAGGTGACATGGTCAGACCTCGGTTTATGGTCTGGGAAAATGTGCCAGGAGCCTTCAGCAGCAACAAAGGGCGAGACTTCGCGGCAGTCCTCGAAGAGATCATCCGCATCGCAGAGCCGGAAGCCCCCGATATTGAAGTGCCTGAAAAGGGCTGGCCAACTTGGGGTGGCTACCACGATGAAGTGGGAGGACGATGGAGCGTGGCTTGGCGAGTGCATGACGCGCAACACTGGGGAGTCCCCCAACGCCGCCGTCGCATCTCGGTTGTCGCAGATTTTGGAGGCGACACCGCAGGAGAAATACTCTTTGAGCGCAAAAGCGTGTCAGGGCATCCTGCGGAGAGCGGAGCGGCGAGGGAAAGACTTGCCGGAAACGCTGAAAGCGGTGCTTCTTATGCAGTCCGAACCAGGGGGGGGCTGTGACGGAGGAGGAAAAGGTGCTTTAGTGCAGGAGGACAAGAGCGGAACGCTCGGCACCGGCAACGACCAGACGATTTTCTGCTTGCAGGGAAACGGCATTGACCGCGCAGACACTGCTGGATGCAACGGGAAAGGATGGCGGGAGGACACGAGTTATACCTTGAACACCATCGACCGACCGGCGGTCTGCGCCGGGTTTAAGCTGGGGAACAGCGAACAGGCCCGGAGCATCGGTTATGCAGAGGAACAGTCCCCTACGCTGAACGCAGAGTGTGGGGGGAATAAACCGGCGGTGATGTGCCTGAACGATCAAGGCGGGAATGTGATGGGCGTGAGCCATGATGTTTCCGGGACGCTGAGAGCACAGGAGCATGGGCACCAGCCAGCGGTCATGGCTTTTGCGCAAAATCAGCGCGAAGAGGTTCGCAACGTGGGGGATAAGGCAGTGTCGCTTGCTGCGGAGGTCGGTATGCACAGCCAGACGTTTGTGGCGCTGGATATGTCTCACGCTTGCGACGTGATCCGAGACTGCGGCGAGGTCAGTCCCAGCCTGCAAGCCCGTATGGGAACTGGCGGCAACCAAGTGCCGCTGACGTATCAAGATGTGACAGGTACGCTTTCTCCCGGTGCTCATGCTGGGAGCTATAACGGGCAAGACGCATACAACGATATGCTGGTGTGCGGGGCGAATTGCCAACAAGCGTTTGCGCAAAAGCGATTCGCAGAATATGACAGCGCTGAAAATGCCGTGTCGATCCGAGCATCCGGCGGTGACTATGGAGGCGGCAGCGAGACCCTTGTAGCAAGCCAGAACATGGTGGTGCGACGCCTGACCCCGATGGAGTGCGAACGGCTGCAGGGCTACCCGGACGGCTGGACGGACATTGGCGAGTGGATGGACAGCAAGGGCAAGCGCCACAAGGATGCAGACAGCCCCCGGTACAAGGCGCTGGGCAACTCCATCGCATTGCCCTTCTGGGACTTCCTGGCAAAGCGTATCAGTGCACAATATCTTCGGACCGTTACGATGGGTAGCCTGTTTGACGGCATCGGAGGCTTTCCGCTGGTGTTCGAGCGGCACAACGGCAAGGGCACGGCACGCTGGGCAAGCGAGATCGAGGAATTTCCTATCGCCGTGACGAAACTGAGATTTGGGGAGGATTGACATGACCACATTACGCATGATTCCCGGCATTACATACACCAGGAAAAACCTTGAAGCATTGACCGGTATGCCGGACAGAGAGAACCGCCGGATGATACGGGAGCAGAGGCGGCAGGGTGTGCCTATCGTTGCCATGAAAGACGGCGGCTACAAGCTGGCGGAAACGGAGGAAGAAAAGCAAGCCTTACTTTCCATGTACCGCAAGCGGGCATTGGACGAGCTGGGGACATACCGCCGCCTTGCCAGAGCTATGCAGGTGGACGGGCAGATGGAGATGGGAGGTGGAAATGGAACGGTTTAACACTCCGCTGACGAAAGAGGCGGCGAAATCACTGCTGGCTTTGGATTTAGAGGACAAGGTGATTACCAGCTACGAGAAGCTGGACGAGTGGTACACCGCGTGGGGCGGCCAGTGTTATGTGTCATTTTCCGGAGGAAAGGACAGTACGGTGCTTTCATATTTGGCTGCAAGGTATCTTTCGTCGTTCCGCGCACCTCCGTGGCCGCTGAATCTTGTGTTTGTCAACACCGGCCTTGAGTACCCGGAAATACAGAGATTTGTCAACGAGTACGCAGATTGGCTGCGGAAGGAGTTCCCTCGCGTGACCGTCAACCTTCACCGTCTACGACCGAAGATGAACATTCGACAGGTGGTGACGAAGTACGGGTACAGCATTGTGAGCAAAGAAGTGTCGGCGTATATCGGGAACGCGAGAATAAACCCCACCGGAAAATCTGCACAAAGGTTGCGTGGCGAGTATCAGGACAAGGACGGGGGAAAATCGCCGTATAACTGCGAACAATGGGCGTTTTTACTCCCTGCGCCGTTTTTAATTTCCGATTCGTGCTGCAAGGTTATGAAAAAATCGCCTATGCACAGATACGAGCATCAAGAAAAGCGTGTGGCAACTACCGCGATAATGGCGGAAGAAAGTCGGCTTCGGATGATTAAGTGGACTGCCACCGGCTGCAACGCCTTTGAAGGAAAGCGACCGATGGGAAAGCCCATGAGCTTTTGGACGGAGCAGGATGTGCTGCAGTTCATCGTAGAGCGTGGGCTACCTTACGCAAGCGTCTACGGAGACATTGTAGCCAGCGATGGAGAGAACGACTATGCGGAAACACTGATCGACCGCAAACTGCACTGCACAGGCTGCCAGCGCACGGGCTGTATGTTCTGCGGATTTGGAGCGCACCTCGAAAAGGGCGAAAACCGCTTTGAGCGCATGAAACACACACACCCGAAGCACTACGAATTCTGCATCGGCGGTGGGGCGTATGACCCTGTGGACGGACTGTGGAAGCCAACTGAAAAGGGGCTTGGATACGCCAGAGTATTGGACTACATCGGAGTGAGGTATTGAAATGAGCATAAAAATTACCATACCCCTGCCGCCGGTTACAAAGAAAAACAGCCAGCGCATTATGCACAGCAGCAAGACAGGGAAATCGTTTATCATGCCGTCGCAGAAGTACATCGACTACGAGGCAAAAGCTGTGTGGTACTGCAAAAAGGCTGGTGTGCATGAGCCAATCGATTATCCAGTGGAGGTTAAATGCCTGTTTTATATGCCCACCAAGCGGCGAGTGGATTTAACCAATCTGCTGGAAGCTGTTGACGATGTGATGGTCAAGGCGCGTGTGCTGCTGGACGATCACTGCGGCATTATCGTCAGTCATGACGAAAGCCGGGTGCTGTACGACAAGGAGACCCCACGGACGGAGGTGAGCATAACCGCCTATGAATGATTTTGACTATGACATCGTGCAGAAAAAGCGTGTTGCAAGAGGTGCATTTGCCCATGTAAACCGTAAGCGCGGGAAATGCAGATTGCCCAGTGACTATCTCACTGCGGCGCAGAAAAAGGAGATGAACGGAGCGGTGAAAACTTACAACATCACGCGGCCTATGCCGTTGGATGAATTCAAGGGAATGCCGGACGATCTGTAGCGAGAATACCTGCGGAATATGCAGAGTTGTGGAGGGGCAGCTACATACCTTGCAGACGAGATGGGCTGTTGCAGCGCAACCATCAGAGAATATGGAGAAAAGCTGGGCGTGCCGTTTGTGCGAGGTGGTCGGAACCTTGACTTGTGGCAAAAGAAACTATCGGAGTGGCACACAGCCGAAGTGACGGCAGCAGAAACGCCGGAGAAGCAGACCGACGAAATTGCCCCACCCGCAAGGGGTGCAGAGCTGCTGCACGCACGGCTCACTATCCGGGGAGACCGGGAAAGCGTTTTGCAAAATCTACGCCTGCTTATGCCGAATGAATGTGAAGTCACGGTTGAGTGGTGAGAGGAGGAGAAAACTTGTGAAGGAGCATATTACCACTGGAGGGAAAACGCTTTGCTGGACTTGTAGAAAAGCGTATGGAAAATGCTCATGGACAGAAGTAGACTACACAAAAAAGGGCTGGCCTATACGCTTTGAGCCGGTAAAGGGATGGAGTGCAATTCCGACCAAAAATGAAAAATACACATCGTTTTTGGTGGTAAGTTGCCCAAAGTACGATCCTGATGATAGAAAGGAGGATACACATGACGGCAGATTTTGCGGGTATGGGGAAGCGCCTGCGGGAGGCGAGGGAGAAGGAACTTATGTCGCAGAATGATTTGGCTTTGGAATCTGGTGTAGCACCATCGACAATCAGCTATATTGAGTGTGGACACAGCACCGCATCGGTGTGGGTGCTGGCACATATCTGTGATGCGCTTGGGGTATCTATGCAATGGATGGTATACGGGAGAGGAAGAAAATGAGCAGAAAGAGCATATTTACAGTTGTCGGAGGTGCGGCCCTTGGGCTGCTGTTTGCCGCCGGGATATTGTGGGTGGAGCTACTTGCCCCAGAAGCGGAATATGTGGAGGAGCAAGAACCCGTTTCCCCGCCGGTGTCGGAAGTAATCCGCCAAGAAACGCCGCAGGAAGCCGCCTACACGCACAAAAGCACCATGACCGTGACAGCATACTGCCCATGCGAAAAATGCTGTGGAGCGTATTCAAACGGCTATACAGCCACAGGAGTGAAAGCAACACAGGGCGTGACCATCGCTACCGACCCCGATGTGATACCGTTGGGGACAGAGGTTGAGATCGATGGGCATATCTACATAGCGCAGGATGTGGGAGGAGCAATCAGCGGAAACCGCATTGACCTGTACTTTGATAGCCACGAGGACGCCCTGCAGTGGGGTGTCCAGGAAAAGATCGTGAGGTGGAGCGAATGAATCAAATCGCACTGAACGTAGACTGCATGGAGTATATGCAGGCGCTACCGGATAAAGCATTTGATCTTGCCATTGTTGACCCACCGTATGGAATTAGCATTCATGATAGTGGCCGATTGAAAAAATACAATGCCACTGAAACAAGATGGGACGATGCGACTCCAGGTGATGTGTATTTTAGCGAATTAAAAAGATGCAGCAAAAACCAAATAATATGGGGGGGGAAATTATTACGATCTTCCGCCTTGTAGGGGATTTGTTATTTGGGACAAAAAGCAGCCGGAAGATATTTCTTTTGCATCTTGCGAATTTGCATGGACTTCTTTCGATACATCTGCGAGAACTTTTTATTACTCGCCGTTGCAAGAAAAGGGGCAAAGAATTCATCCAACGCAAAAGCCCGTGGCATTGTACGAGTGGTTACTGATGAAGTACGCCAAAGAAGGCTGGCGCATACTGGATACACACTTGGGCAGTGGAAGCAGCAGGATAGCGGCCTACAACCTCGGCTTTGAGTTTGTGGGGTGCGAGATCGAACCGACATATTTCCAACTGCAAGAACAGCGGTTTGCGGAACATACGGCGCAAGAAAGGATGTGGTAGGAGTGAAAAGCCCCTGCGTAAAAGATTGCCCGGACAGGCTCCCATGCAGGGCCTGCCGGAAGAGCTGCGAGGCGTTCCGGGCGTATGAGGCCCAGCGGCTGGAGGAAAAACCCTGGGTGGATCGGTCCAACACCGCAGCCCGGGAGCGCTATGTGCGGCAGAGCGCCAGATACGCAAAGGACGGAAAACGACATATGAGATAGGAGGGCCGACAATATGGACGCTGTGAAGTTTATTGAAGAGCACAGAAGAATGTATAAGGTTACTGGGAAACATTTGCCTACTTTGGCTGAGGGAATACCGGCCGAGGACGTTGTAAAAGAAGTAGAGGAATGGGCTGCTGCACATCCGCGTAAGACACGGAAAAGCGTGTTTCTGGAGCAGTACCCGGAGGCGCTGGTTTTCGACGGGGGAACTTTGAGTGCGTGTCCCGTGCTTTTCTCTTCCGGATACAGGAATGCGTACGGGGGATGCGCAAGTCCTTATGGGTCCTGTGCCGATTGCCGCCGCGAGTTCTGGATGCAGGAGGTGGAGTGATGGAACGACTGACGGAAAAACACTATCTTGGCACCGACCATTACATGAAGTGTTCTGGTAATTGCAATGTGGACATGGATTGCATAGATTGCCCATCGTTTGACTGTCTGGTTGAACGCCTCGCCGCCTACGAGGACACGTGGCTGGAACCGGAGGAAGTCGAAAGGTCTAAACTGGAAATCGAAGCCGGATGCGTTAAAGCAATAGCAAGAACATACGGGATTGACATCAATCGTCTACGGAAATTAGCCGAGGCCGACGAGGACGGTCGGGTGGTATCCGTGGAGGAGATCACCCCGTGGAAACAGGAGGTGATGGACCATGAAGTGTAAAGACTGCCCGGACTATCAAGAGTGCGCAAGGCAGCATGATCTCAGGGCATACCGAAGACGGTGTATCAAGGCCAAGAAGGGCGCAAAATTGGCCGGCACGGCGAGCGGCGATTTGTCATTGCCTGAGTTGCTGCAGGCCATTCGTCGTCTCAGGGTAGAGACAGGTAGTTTCGCCTGCCTCGGCTGTGGATATGAGCATGACTGCGGTATCCACGGATGCGCCATTCTGCGAGCGGTGGAATGGCGGTTAGATAGTGCGGATGTAGCACCGGTGGTACGATGCCAAGAGTGTATGCATCATGTGGACTACTGTGGCTACTTGATATGCGGCAGAGTGACGACCCCAAAAGAGGGCACTATTGTTAAGCCGGATTTCTTTTGTGCGTTCGGACGACGAATCGGGGGAGGTGACGGCGATGCGGCTGATTGATGCGGAAAAGCTGGTGGACATGCTGTATGACAACGAGTTTGCTGTACTTTGCCCACTGGACGAAGTAAGCGGGGTGGTTGATGCTTGCCCCACGGTGGATGCAGTGCCCGTGGTGCGGTGTAAGGACTGCAAGTACAGTTGCAAAGATGGAAATGGACGTTCCTGCGAAGGCTATTGGTATGAGCTGAGCGAGTACGATGTCACAGTAAAGGACGATGACTTTTGCAGCTACGGAGAAGGGAAGGACTATGATTAAAGACAGCGGAGAAAGAACAAAGTTTCCAAGCGGAGCACTCCGGGATATGCACACGGGCAAGGGACGGATGGATTTGCTCCCTTGGTTGGCTATCATGGAAGTGTCGAAGCACTGCGAGGCGGGTGCTTTGAAATACGGGGAGCATAATGTCGATAAAGGAATCCCAACCCACAGTCTGTTAGATTCCGCCATTCGCCACGCAGCAAAATATTTGGCGGGCTATGTAGATGAGCCGCACCTTGTAGCTGCGGCGTGGAACCTACTGTGGGCGATCGAGATGGAGATTGTCCATCCTGAATGCGTGGACACTCCGTGGAGGGCAGCCGATGGCGAATAAAGACGCAATGCTGGAAGCCTTGGAGGAAATCGAGAACGGTATGTGCCGCATTAAGGAGCGACGGAGCATTTGGCAGAATAGCCTTGTATATGCACTCTGCCAAGCTGTGCGGCTGCTTCTGATGGACAAGATCAAGGAGGGACGGAAATGAGAATTGACGGCAAAACCCTGCCCAACAACCCCATGAAAGCGTACCAGCAGGGAAAGCTGATAGGGACAAAGCAGAATATGGATTTGGTATCCGAAGTGCTGCTTACAAAGTTTGGATTCCATGTGCTGGAGGAAACGCCGGACAGTCACGACACCATGAGCATTGAGTATCTGCAAAAGTGCCTTGTGAAGCTGGTGAATGCAAAGAACAGCGGCTATGTGACCAAGAAAGACATTGCGGACGCTCTGCGGAGCGACTACAAACTAATCAACAACGCAGAGTGAGGAGGCGGGCATGAGCAGAAAACAAACACTGCCGTATGATGTGCGGCTTGAGTGCATCGCCTATGTCAGAGGTTATCCCAGGAGAGTACAGGCATACAACGATGCGCGGAGCGAGATACTGAGCGGCGGAAGCAGTGCAACGGAGGGAATGCCCCACTCTCCAGGCATTGGTAGGCCGTCCGAAAGCAAGGCGGAGCAGCTTGCCGCCATAGAAAACTGGCCGGAAACCAAGAAAATGCGGGCAGTGGAATACGCCATAGATCGATGTGGACGGGATTTGGAGAGTGAGAGCATCCGCAAGCAGCTTGCACAGGGCATTATGCGCAACTGTCAGGGCAAGCACAAGTTTTCCCGCAACAAGATTATCGTGCCTGGGATAAGCGAGCGGACATTCAGCAGGAGAAAAGAGCAGTTTTTGCTTGACATAGCCATATATTGTGGTTTTGCAGAGAAAGTTGGCACAAATTCCACCTAATGATGTGCTACAATAGGTACAGTGGATGATAAGGCATAGCCATCCACCCGTCTTTCCACTCAACCCGCTTCCTCCATCTTATGCGCCGCCGGTATTGGGCGCACCTTCGGGCACCGAAAGGTCATACCGGCACAAACAGCCTGTAGGGAAACCTATGGGCTGTTGTTATATGCAGGCGTAACTCAGATGGTTAGAGAGCGGGGCTTATCCTTCCCCGAGATCGTGTCGCTGGTTCGAGTCCAGCCGCCTGCACAAGAGGCCGGGTAGCACCCGGACACTGTGAGACCGTTCGTCGTGGCTCACATGGAAATGACAATGCTCGCTGAAAACTGCGCGTGAGGATGCGTCCTCCTTGCCATGACCGAACAGCGGCGCTTGAGATGCTTGCGGGGCCTCAAGCGGGCATGAGCGTGTGACAATCTAAGCGGGAAGACGGCCAATATGCGGCATAGGTGCCCCGTAAGGGGAGACCACAGCGAGTGACGGGGACTTTCCCTGAAGCGCTAAAGCAGGGCAGGACTGCAATGCCGCACCAAAAGCGGAGAGCCGCTGCCGTGAGCAAATGGCATAGCGCCTGCCCGGAAGTGCGGCTATACCGCTCAGAAGCGAGCTGTGGAAAAGACATTGCCACCTGCTGGCAAACTGTGTAACCCATGTTTGAGAGCTTCCAGAAGGCCGCATGGGAGGGGAAAGACTGTTACTGTAGCCAAGGGGTGGGGGCTGGTGACAAACAAGGAGGGTTTACATGGAGGATATTTCGCAGCTTCCGTATGCTGCATGGCTGGAAGAAGCCATAGAAACAGTTGTAGGCGTATCGCCAAAATCGATCTGCATTGCAGCAACGGCGCATGATGGAACGACATTTACAGGGTATTACAATGCTGATGCGCAAGATAAGGCTGTGTTTTCGCACCACATCCAAAGCGATGTAACGATGGATATCATCAGGAATAATGCCGACATGATTAAATCCATATTATCCGAGGCAGGAGATGAACAGGAGTGATACATAATGGCAACAAAGAAATCTACTGCCATTGCAAAAACAAAGGATAACCGACCGGAGACCGGCAGAGGCGGAAAAAGAAACTTTCCTTCCTGCCTCCCTGACCTCAGTAGCGATGAAGATAGAGCGCTTGTATCTCAGCTCCTTACAGAGGTGCTTGTAGAGTATAGACAACCAAAGGTAAAGAGTGACGAAGAACTCAAGGAGAGAATAAACGACTATTACGCACGCTGCGCACAGACAGGGCAGACACCAACAGTAGAGGAACTATTCCTGTCTACTGGTTACGCAATTAGCACAGTTAAGGACTGGGAATACGGGAGACGCAAGGGATTTAGCCCCGAAACAGCGGCCATAATTAAAAAAGCTAAGGGTTTTATGCAGACTTTTGACGCAAAACTTGTGGTTTCCGGGAAGCTAAATTTCCTTGCATATTGCTTCCGTGCCAAGAACTATTATGGCATGGTGGACAAGCAGGAAATGGTGTTGACGCCGAATCAGCCGCAGATTGAGGGGTTGACCCCCGAGCAGCTCCAGCGCAAGTACATTGAAGCCAGCGACTTTGAGGCAAAATAAGCCAAAACCGCGCGACTTTTGAGCGGCTTTCCGTTAACTCTGGGGAAGAGGGCAAGAAAAACCCCGCCTTTATACACGGAATTTTGTAAACGACTATGATTTTGGGGTAAGTGAGCGACTTTGGCGCAGGCGCTTGCGACTTTCACAGCGACTTTGCCAGAGACTTTCGCACAGAGGGAAACGACTATGCCAGCGACTTTCGCGACTTTCCCGGCGACTATGATAGCGACTTTGGCGGAGAGGCACGCCCCCACCAGAAGCCACGGCCAGCATGGAGGGGCCAGCCACCCCGCCAATGGCACAAGGGCGGCGCACGCTGGCGGCAAGCTGGCAGCACACCGCAAAGCGGCAATGCACGGCGGAGGGTGCAACGCCACGCCACAAGGCCATAAACAAGGTGTACAGCGCATGCAGAACGGCGGCAATATATAGGGATAGCACCCAGAATTAAAACGCCTTACAGGTGCGTTAAAATGGCAAATAAGGCATATGACAGAAAAGCCCCCGGAATACACCGAGAGCAAATGGAAACCCCGCACAGCTTGCGCCATGCGGGGCGGTGGTCATTTCTGGAGTTTGGCCAGATCGAAAAGCAGAAGAATAGGCTGCAACAGGATATACAACAGGATCAAGCGCGGCACCTCCTTACAGCTCCGTAACAAAGACGCACATGTCTTCGTCGCGGACAAACTCGCCTGACTCGGCATCATACTTACAGCATGCGCCATCCTCGTCTGCGCTGTTCGCTGCGTCGATGCAATAGTCAACATTGGCTACGGTGTATGTGTCCGTCTCCTCGTTGTATGGTAGCGTTCCGGCGTCAAAATAATCTGTGCTCCAGTCCGGATCGTATCCGCTACCATTCCAGCGCTGTATTTTGATTTCCGCCGTTTTCTTGCCGTCTGTAATTTTCATTTCTGTTTCCCCCTTTTTTTGATTGTACCACACATGGCCGCTTGCGTCAATTGGCAATGCGGTATGGGATGCCGTTGACGATGCGGGCGTACTCCCGCCCGTTGATGCTGCCGGCGCTGCGGCGATCCTCGCTGATCCACCATATAACATCAGGGTCATATGCCCAGTTGATCCAGTACTCGGCCCCCCGGTATACGATGTGTGCGCCGCTGTGCCTCATGTAGTCGATGTTGCCGATTATGTACTCGCCGGTAATCCGCTGCGGTAATATACGCGTCATGGTGTCGTCCTCCTCATGCAAACGTAAATCTGCGGGTTGTTGTCGTCTTGGTGTAACGGGCTGCCACCTCCGGCATATCTCGCTTGATGGCGGCTGTGTCCACCCTAGAGGATGTAACCGTCTTATAGGCGGCCTTGTGTTCTGACCCCGCCAGGGATTCCACCCCGGCGGCGGTCATGCGCTCTTTGAGCTGGTCTTTGAGGCTTTCCACCATTGCGGCGGCCTCCTCCTGCATCCGGATATACTCCGCAAGCTCTTTCATAATGCTATCAATGTTCATATTACAACCCCCTTAAAACAAGATAAACAGGTTTGAGCAACGCCCGATAATGGCGTATAACTGCCCGGTTTCGGTATCTTCGACCAATCCGCCATTGATACCATACACGCCGGAAGAAAAGCCCACTTTTTCAAGCCTGCGTAGCGTGTAAATATGCTCGCTTGCCTTATTGGTGTAATCTTCAGCCACCCCGAGCCGCACCAGGTCCCGCAGCTCCCGCAGTTTATATTTCCTCATTGCTGCACCTCCTGCCGGGCGGCCCGGATCGCCGAATACACGCGGCGGAAAGCCTGACACAGTGCCCGTGCTTGCACATCAAGCCATTCTTCCCGGCTGTTCGGCCTGCGGTCGCCGTTGCGGGTGCGCTTGAGTTCGGACGGGGTGCAGAGCGCGGCGGCGATGTCTCCATCATACACAAGGGCCGAGCCGCCCCAGCTGTATTCACTCCAGCCCCGTGCGCCGTTCAGTGCTACGGCCTCGGCGGTGGCCCATGTCGCGAGATCGTCGGCGGAGATATAACCGTCTTTGTAGTAGTCCGCGATCTGCTGCAGCATGTCCGCGGCGTACTTAGTCACGCCCCGGCTCCATGCGCTGCGGTCCTTGCGCTGTTCCAGTGTCTGCGCTGCCTTTGCAAGTACTGTTGTATAATCCATTGTATTACCTCCCGGCCCTATGGCCTAATCTCTTGCCAACGCCTGCCGGATATGGTATACTCTCCGTGCTGGCCTGCTGGCTGGTGTGGGGAGCGTATCCGCATTGCTTGACCGGCGGCGGGTGCGCTCCTCTGATGTACGTATACCATTATATCAGATTATATGTAATTGTCAATAGCAAAATCATGATTTTGCGTAACTTACAGGGACCAGGCCACGCGCTACATGACCGGGGCGGGGGATATAGAGTGCGGGAGCGGGGCCGGGTAAGCCCCAAAATGCCCGCAAAAAATAAAAGAGAAAAACAAAAAGGCGGCTTGACATTTACGTTTACTGTGTGATACAATAACCGTAGAAACCAATCCAGTTTTGGATTGACTCCAAAGGAGGAGAGCCGTATGAAAAACGTGGTTGCATATATCCGCGTGAGCACAGACGGGCAAACCGGAGAAGATAAGTTTGGGCTGGACGTGCAACGTGAACAGATAGAGGAATACTGCCGCAAGAACGACATGAACATCGTGCGTTGGTTTTCCGACGAGGGAGAGAGCGGCGCAAAATACCGCCCCGGGTTCGACGAGATTGTTTACGGAGAAGTGAACAACCCCCCTTACGAAGCTGTCGTAGTTGCGAAATCTGACCGAGTGGCCAGAGACATCAACATATACTTTTACTACCAGGGCGCACTGTTGCGCAAAGGCATTGAGCTAATCAGCATCTGCGAGGACTTCGGGCAATTCGGTGTATTTGCCGGGATGCTCAAGGCGTTCACCCTGACGTGCGCCGAAATGGAGAGAGATAACATCAACAAGCGCACGAGCGCTGGCAGAGCAGTTAAAGCCTCCCGTGGCGGATATTCTGGAGGTCGAGCACCTATGGGGTATGAAGTTCGAGGTGGTGCGCTCTGCATCAACGAGAAAGAAGCGGCTGTTGTCCGGCGAGTATTTGAGCTTCGGGACGGCGGCGTGACGCTTAATGGAATCGTGGACAGCCTTAACAAGGACGGGTATACCACCCGGAACGGGAAGCCGTTCGTTATCAGCACGGTGCAAAGTATCGTGAACAACCGGAAAACCTACGAGGGATTTTACCGGTACGGTAAAAACAAGGAATGGGTCAAGGGTCAGCATGAGCCTATTTTGCACCCCGAAGAAAGGGGGCGAGTTGGATGAAGGTTGGGTTTATTCGCGTCTCCACAGAAGATCAGAACACAATTCGGCAAGAAATCCTAATGAAGCAGCTTGGAGTGAGCCGCAATACCTTTTACCGCCGGATGTGGGACTACGAGGATTCCGCAGGGATTCCGAGACGGCGTTGATGAATAGAGGGAGGAAAGAAAAATGAAAAAAGCGAATCCTGCCAAGCAGAAGAAAATGATAATCGTATTAGCTATTCTGCTAATCATTACCCTTGCTGTTGCATACAGCAACAAAGATGAGGGCCCTGACGCATCGGGAGATTTCGATGTACAAGGCAGTGAATCTGCGGAAGAACTGTCGGACATTGCAAGTGATGGGATTGCAGAAAGGCTTGTTTCTTTCGGAATGACAGAAGATGAAGCACAGGCCGGCAGAGATATTCTGCGTATGTGTGGAGTGGACTCTATTTCCGGATGTGAGCCAACAGACGCATCGGCATCGGTCGATGGACTTGTTGCATTCCGTGAAGTGGTGGACAAGGACAGAGTGTTATGGTTCACGGTAGACAACCGAGAGATTATTTATGTATCCCTGAATGGAACGGACCTATATGACAAAGACAAGGGTGGGTTCTTGATGACGATAGACGATGTACATGTGCCGGAATCTTCTGTGCCATACAATGTTTATCGACAGTTGCAAGACATGACAGAGACTGTCCTTGACCGATACTTTGTAAGTGCAAAATACTACGACGCATGGGGCATTGGACGCGCAGACGAAAAATACATGGTGCAGTGCGAGGTATATGCGTCAAACGCACTCAAGATGAAATCCTGGGTTCCGGCAAAGGTCTGGTATGAAGATCAAGGAAATGGCGAATTTGTTGTTACTGGCGTACAGATTGATGGAACGCAGTACGAAGTGAAGCCGTAAGGGATCCGCAAAAACCAAATAGAATGGACTACCGATTATTCGGCAGTCCATTTTTTATTGCAGGAGGACGAATGGATTATCGGAAGATTGCGGAAAGCATCAAAAACCGCATAGAGAAAACGCATGACCGAGAAGCCTACAAGGATTTGCTGGCGTTGTGTATTGGGTACGAAGCGGAGGATTTTGCTGCGGCGCACCAGTTAAATTCAGAAGTCCGAAAGATGACCTCCGAAGCGTTGCGTAACGGAAACCCGAAAGACGCGGAGCATTTCTACACGCTACACAAGCAAGCTATGCTGTTTGACGCACCGCATGATTTCGATACCTTCCTGCTGTATGTGGAGATGGACAGAAAACCGGAGAAACGGTTCTATGCTCCCCGGAGACGGTATCTAAGACCTATTGTGCAGGGGTATCAAGATGTGCTTGACGGCAAGTTAAGGCTGCTGACCATTTCTCTGCCGAAAAGAGCCGGGAAAAGCCAGCTCGGAATCAATTTCATCAACATGATTTCCGGCAGAAACCCGGATAAATCGTCCCTTATGGAAGGCACGGGCGATGACCTTGTGCGGAGCTTCTACAACGGCTGTCTGGAGTATCTGCAAACGCCCAACGAGTATTTGTTCTACGATGTGTTTCCGGATGCTCCCTTGGTGCAGACCAACGCAGACACGAAAATCATCAATCTGCGTTCAAAATCTCGATTCCCTACGGTCATGTGCCGGTCGATTGACGCGCGGCAAGTGGGTTTGTCGGAGGCAACCAATGTCCTTTATTTGGATGACTGTGTGGAGGGCAGAGAGGAAGCGAAAAACCGTCAACGGCTGGATGATAAGTGGGAAGTAATTTCCGGCGATATTTTAGGTCGTGCCATTGAGGGTACGCCTATTGTGGCCACCGGGACGAGATATTCCCTGTATGACCCCATAGGGCATTTACAGGAAGAAGCACAAAAAGGCGGCTGGACATGGAAAGCCATTGAAATCCCCGCCCTTGACCTGATTACAGACGAAAGCAATTATGAGTATGAGCGGGAGGGGAAAAAAGTTTTTACCACCGCTTATTTCCGTGAGCAGAGAGAGCTTCTGAGTGCGGAACAGTTTGAAAGCGAATTTCAGCAGCAGCCTTTTGAAGCAAAGGGGCTGCTTTTCAATAAGTCGGAGCTGAACTATTTCTTTGAACTGCCGGTAGATCGTGACCCGGATGCAATCATTGCCGTGGCAGACACCGCAGAAAGCGGGAAAGACAGCACGGCCATGCCTGTTGCGGCTTTATACGGAGAGGAAGTCTACATCGTGGATGTGGTGTACGATGATTCTCCCGCAGAGGTCACAAAGCCGGAATGCGCAAAGTGCCTGATTGATAACAAAGTGGGCGATGCGCTGTTTGAATCCAACAACGCAGGTATGTATTTTGCAAGAGATGTTGCGGAGCTTGTGAAAAACGCAGGATTCAACACCAGCATACGGACAAAAAGGACGATATCCAACAAGCAGACAAGAATTGAGTTTGCATCAGACGGAATCAAGAAACATTTCTACTTCAAGCATCCGTCCACATACAAGCGTGGGTGTCAATACTGGGGATTCATGCAGGAAGTGACCACCTATGTAAGAAGCGGCAAGGTGGCGCACGATGACGCGCCTGATTCCTTGTCGTTGCTGGAGAACGAAATCCGAAACCGCATCAGCGGCAAGATTGAGATATTCAAAAGACCGTTTTAAGGGGTGACGCTATTGAGGCAAATGTTTGGGAGAAAGGTCATTTATTCGGATGCTACCGAGGTAAACGAGGGTAATATTGCAAATATCCTGCAAAAAGCAACGGTTGTCCACGCCGCCAACCGGAAGGACATGGAATATTTATACAGGTACTATAAAGGCGACCAGCCTATCCTTGCGAGAGTAAAGGATGTGCGCCCGGAGATTAACAACAAGATTGTCGAAAACCGGGCAAACGAAATCGTGTCCTTCAAGGTCGGATACCTGATGGGAGAGCCTGTCCAGTATGTCAGCAGAATAGCCGATGAAAAAGCGGCTGAAATGGTCACAAAACTGAACGATTATGTTTTGTCCGAGGACAAACCGGCAAAGGATAAGGAACTGGCGGACTGGTTTCACATCTGCGGCACGGCTTATCGCATGGTCATGCCGGACACACCGGAAGATGAAGATGAAGCCCCGTTTGAGATTTATACCCTTGACCCACGGTTTTGCTTTGTGGTGTATTCCGTGCAGTTGGGAAATCCCCCCCTCATGGCGGTCAAGTATGTCAAGATGGAAGATGGGACAGTCGTTTTCAGCTGTTACACGAAAGACCACTTCTATGAAGTGACCGACACATGGAAGATTGTTCGCAGTGAGCCGCAGATTTTGGGGATTCCCATTATTGAGTACCCGGCAAACCGTGCGAGACTTGGCGCGTTTGAAATTGTTCTAAATCTGCTGGATGCAATCAACAATGTGGAGTCCAACCGCATGGATGGCGTGGAGCAGTTCGTTCAGTCCTTGCTTTTGTTCCATAATGTGCGCATATCCACAGAAGAATATGCCACTCTGCGGCAGGACGGCGCAATTCAGTTTGAGGACATTGACCCGCAGAAGAAAGCGGAAATCAAAAACCTTGTCACGGAGTTGAATCAGACGCAGACACAGACCCTTGCGGACAATCTGTATAACACAGTGCTGACCATTTGCGGGATGCCCAACAGAAACGGCGGTTCTTCCACCTCTGACACCGGCTCTGCGGTTATCATGCGTGACGGCTGGTCTGCGGCAGAAGCAAGAGCAAAGGATTCCGAGCTGGTGTTCAAGCGTTCCGAAAAAGAGTTTCTGAAAGTGCTTTTGCGGATTTGCAATGACTTGAGCGATTTGTCTTTGAAACTGTCCGCAATCGAAATCAGATTTACCCGGCGGAATTATGAGAACATTTCCGAAAAGGCAAATGTGCTGGTTACCATGCTGGGCAACGGTAAAATTGCGCCGCAGCTTGCGTTTACGCATTGCGGCCTTTTCAGCGACCCGCAGCTTGCATACAAGATGAGCATGGAATATGTCGAAGAAAACGGAGGGAACAATGGAATTAACGCTGGAGATGGTACGGGCGATCAACGAAATTCTCAAGAGCCGCAATCAAGCGGAAGTGAAAGTGGAGAACGGGAAGATCGTAGTAATCGAAGTGCGTAGGAAAAAGAAATACTGAGTGGGTCTGGCAAGGGCTTGACCGACAGCCGAGGGGCTATCCGAAAGGGTAGCCCCTTTATTTTTTCGATTTACCCGCCGTAAGGTGATAAATGGTCAGGGACGACCTAAAAACGCAAACGGGAGACAACCCGCAAAAACAGAGAATAGTGCTGAGTGAACAGCCTTGTTAAACGCAGGAGGTAATCAAAATGGCAAAAATCGACACCAGCAGAATCGCCGGTTATGCGGACATGTCTTTGGAAGACAAGCTGAAAGCGCTGGAAGCGTTTGAGTATAACGACAACGCATCCGAGCTTGAAAAGCAGAAAGCGGCAGTTTCCAAGGCAAATTCCGAGGCCGCAGAGTGGAAAAGGAAACACAATGCCCTGCTGAGCGAGGACGAACAGAAGAAGCAGAAGCAGGAGGAGGACATTGCCGCCATGCAGAAGGAACTTGACGAACTGCGCCGAGACAAGACCGTTTCGCAGTTCACAGCCAAGTTTATTGCACAGGGCTATGATGAAAAGCTTGCGGCAGAAACTGCAAAGGCGATGGCTGACGGAAACACTGATAAGGTGTTTGCCAACCAGCAGGCGTTTCTTGAGGCTTATGCAAAGCAGGTAAAGGCCAGCGCAATGCAAGGCACGCCCAAGCCCGCTGCGGGCGCAGGGGCGAATGGTGCAGACTTTTCCAAGAAAGCTGCCGAAGCGCAGAACGCCGGCAATTTTGCGGAGGCGGCGTACTATACCCGCCTGATGAATCAGGACAACAACACACAGTAAAGGAGAATGAATTAAAATGGCAGATACTTTTGCTACCAGCTTCGGAGTGCTGAATTACTCCGGTATGCTTTTTAACAAGGGCAACATCCGTACCCCCCTTTCTTCCATTATCGGAAGCCGTGCAAAGACCACCAATCATGTGGAGTTTGTCACCGGTCAGGAATACAGCTCTGCTGGCGGCGCACAGCCCGCTATCAGCGAGACTGCGTCTCTGACTGCCCCTGACGCTACCGTGGTGACCCGCACCCAGAAAACCAATGTTACGCAGATTTTCCAGGAGACCGTGGGCGTTTCCTACGCCAAGATGTCCAACATGGGAACCCTGTCCGGTGTGAATATCGAAAATCAGCAGGCCAACCCCATCAATGAACTGGATTTTCAGGTTGGTGCAAAGCTTCAGAAGATTGCCCGTGACATGGAGTTTACCTTCATTCAGGGCGCATACAACAAGGCCACGGACGATTCCAAGATCAACAAGACCCGTGGTCTGACCACCGCCATTACCACCAATGTGACCGCAATGGGGTCTAAGCCTCTGGGCTTGTGGGATGTGGCCGACATGGTGAAGAAGATTTACGGTGCAAACGCTCCCACCAACGGTCTGGCACTGTGGTGCGATGCTGTGACCATGTTCCAGATCAATGCGGATGCCGTGCAGAACGGTCTTACCGTAGTTCCTGTTGCTCGCGAGATCAACGGCATTGCGCTGTCCAGCGTAATCACCCCTCTGGGCGTGGTTTATCTGTACCTGGGCGAGTGCCTGCCCGCTGGCACCGCTCTGCTGCTGAATCTGGATGTCATTGCACCCGTGTATCAGCCTGTACCAGGCAAGGGCAATTTCTTCCTGGAGCAGCTGTCCAAGACCGGTGCTGGTGAGAAGTATCAGCTGTTCGGCCAGGTAGGTCTTGACCACGGCCCCGAATGGTATCATGGCAAGTTCACCGGTATTTCCACCGATTTCACTGCGCCCACCTACAGCCGCAGCGTGTTCATCGCCAATGACGCAAGCAATCCTGTAAACACCAAGGCTGTGACCGGCTGATAAAGGAGGGCGGGAAGTATGACCGAAGCTGAAAAGACCGAGCTTTTAGCTACTATGACAGACCAGCAAGGAAGCGTGCTTTCCGCCTACCTTGCTATTGCTGGGGATAAAGTGCTGCGAAAACTATACCCGTTTGACGACACGATTAAGGAAGTCCCCGAACGGTATCACATGACCCAAGTGGAGATTGCCGCATATCTGCTGAACAAGCGCGGAGCAGAGGGCGAAACAGCGCACAGCGAGAATGGCATTTCCCGCTCCTATGAGGACGGCGATGTTCCGTCCTCCCTTTTGCGTGACATTGTCCCTTATGCGGGGGTTGTGAAATGAAATGTATGGACCGAAACAAATCCGAGTGCTGGTATCTTCTGTACGACGGCAAGACCATGAATATGTCCGATGACGGCTACGAAACCGGGCAAATGTCCGTGAAATACAAAGACGCAGTGAAAATGCTGGCGAATATCTCCCCTGCATCCGGGGCGGCGCAGGTGGAGCAGTTTGGACAATTTGTGTCTTATGACAAGGTTATTGTCACGGATGACATGAGCTGCCCTATCAGCGAGGATACTGTTCTGTTTGTAGACAAGGAGCCGGAGTATGACGGCGAAAAGCCTCTGTATGACTACGTCGTAAAGCGAGTGGCCAAGTCGCTCAATTCCATTTCCATTGCCATAAGCAAGGTGAATGTATCGTGAAGCACAAGGTTGTTACCACCCTTTCTCCAACCGGTGTGCAGCAGATGATCGATTCCGTTCAGGAATACAGAGAATGGCTAAAAACCGGCTGTACGCTGCTGCTGGAACGTCTTGCACAAGAGGGCTATGAGGTGGCAAGAGCAGGTTTTTCGGATGCCACATATGACGGCACAAACGATGTGACCGTGTCTGTCGAAGATCGAGGGAAAATAAAGGCCGTTGTCGCCGTTGGCGGCACGGTCTTATTTATTGAGTTCGGCACCGGAATAACTTACCCGGATAATCACCCGGAAGCAAGTGATCTTGGTATGGTGCGTGGCATGTATGGGAATGGACACGGAAAACAAACCACATGGGGCTATTACGGAGACCCCGGAACAAACGGAACAGTTGCAGGAGAGAGAGCAAAGGGAACGCTTGTTCTTACACACGGCAACTCCGCAAATATGCCCATGTATAACGCCGTAAAAGAATTGGAGTTACGGCTTGGCGCACTCGTAAAGGAGGTGTTCCGATGATTGATGTGGAACGGATGATTTTTACCCCGATCGCAGAATCCATACGGAAGAAATTCAAGGGGGTAGCTGTTTCCGGGGCGTATATAAAATCTCCTCCTGACTTTCCGTATGCAAGCATTGTGGAACAGGACAATTATACAACCACGATCAATCAGGACAGCTCCGACACAGAGCGTTTTGCGACCGTCATGTATGAGGTCAATGTCTACTCCAACAAAGCCGGAGAAAGCAAAGCGGAATGCCGCAGCATCCTGTCAGAAATCGACAAAATGCTGTATGCAATGAATTTCACACGCATTTCCATGACACCCGTCCCGAACATGGATGATGCGTCCATTTATCGCTTAGTAGCGCGATACCGAGCTGAAACGGACGGAAACACACTTTTTAGGAGGTAAATTATGGCAATCAGTACTTACAAATGCTTTCTGATGCAGAAAGCGTCCACCGGGGGTACATGGACGAAGCTGGTGGACATCAAGGAGTTCCCCGACCTTGGCGGTGATCCTGAAATGCTGGAAACCACCACCCTGTCTGACAAGATGCAGACCTACATCGCCGGTATTCAGTCTATGGACGGCCTGAGTTTCACGGCGAACTACACCCTGGCCGATTACAAGACCCTGAAAGCAAAAGAGGGCACAGAAGCGGATTATGCCGTGTGGTTTGGCGGCACGGAGACCGGCGGTGCTGTTACCCCCACTGGCTCTGACGGAAAGTTTTCCTTCAAGGGCCAGCTTTCCGTGTACCCCACCGGCGGCGGCGTAAATGAAGTGGTCGGGATGAATATCACCATCGCGCCCACCTCGGTCATCACTTTGGACGACAGCGAGTAAGGAGGAATTATGGCAAAGACAATGGACATCGAGCACAACGATGTGAAATATGTGCTGGAATACACCAGAAAATCTGTGGAAATGATGGAGCGGCAGGGCTTCGAGATCGAGGAATTGCAACGCAAGCCCATGACCTATCTGCCGGCCCTGTTTGCTGGCGCTTTTTTGGCGCATCACCGCTATGTAAAGCGTGATGTTATCGACAAGATTTACGCCCAGCTGCCCAACAAAGGAGATATGCTGGGCAAACTGGTGGAAATGTATAGCGAACCCATTGTAGCGCTCATGGATGATCCCGAAGCCGAGGGAAACGCCAGCTGGACGGTGGACTGGTAAGCGAACCGCCGCCCGATAAAGAGGGGGGCAATACCCCCCTCTACGCTTACACGGAAAAGTTCTATGAGGTTTTCCCTTATTACCTTGCAATAGGCATGACCTATGAGCAGTTCTGGGAAATGGATTGCGAGTTGGTCAAGTACTACCGCAAGGCAGCGAAAATCAAGCAGGCCTTGGATAACCAGCAAGCATGGTTACAGGGTGCGTATTTCTATGAAGCCTTGGCGGATGTTTCGCCTATTCTTCATGCGTTCGCAAAGAAGGGCGCAAAGCCCATTCCGTATCGAGATTCCCCCTATCCTGTTGGTGGGAATGACAAATCACCCGATAAAGCGGAGAAAGAGGAGAAAAACGATAACCGTGCAAAGGCAGTTATGGAAATGTTTATGATTGCCAACAATAAGAAGTTCGAGCCGGGAGGTGAAAAGCATGGACAATCTTGAAATCCAAGGGCTTGAGTTCCAAATCAAGGAGAACAGCGATAGTGCCGTTGCGTCTTTAGGACGTCTTGAAAAAGCACTTTCTTCCCTGAAAACGGCCACCTCCGGCGGAGCGTCCGGCCTCAGCGGAGCGTCGAAACAGGTGGATTCCTTTAACAAGTCTCTGAACAACATTGAGAAAACATCAAGGTCTGGTAAGCTTGGAGGTTTTTTCCAGTCGTTGAAAACAACCGGAGTACTGGTTGGAATCAGGATGCTCCGCTCTGAACTGTCAAAAGCTATCACCGAATCAAATGATTATCAGGAGGACCTAAACCTTTTCACCGCATCAATGGGGCAATACGCAAAAGAAGCCCAAGAGTACGCTGAAAACGTCGGAGAAGTGATGGACATTGACCCCGCCAAGTGGATGCGAAATCAGGGCGTGTTCAATACCTTATTGACTGGTTTCGGGTCTGTCTCCGACCGTGCCTACTTGATGAGTAAGAACCTTACCCAGCTTGGCTATGACATTTCCTCGTTCTTCAACATCTCCGTTGAGGACGCTATGCAAAAGCTGCAATCTGGTATTTCTGGCGAATTGGAGCCGTTGCGTAGATTGGGCTATGACTTGTCGCAAGCCAAACTGGAACAAACCGCCTTGACGCTGGGAATCGAAAAGTCTGTTTCTGCCATGACGCAAGCGGAAAAGGCGGAGCTTCGATACTACGCCATTATGACGCAGGTCACAACGGCTCAGGGCGATATGGCCCGTTCACTGGAAGCCCCGGCAAACCAACTCCGCATCTTCCAAGCGCAGTTAACACAGGCATCAAGAGCAATCGGTAATATTTTTATTCCTATTCTTCAAAAGATATTGCCCATTGCAATCGCCGTCCTTCGTATTATACGCGAGCTGGCGGATGCTATTGCAAAACTGTTTCACTTCAAGCTCACGGAGATTGACTATTCTGGCGTTGGAAATCTGGCCAGCGGCGCAGAGGATGCCGCTTCCGGGCTTGATGATGCCACCAGCGCAGCAAAGGCACTCAAGAAGTCTGTCATGGGCTTCGATGAGCTGAACATCCTGAACGGCAACACTTCGTCTGGATCGGGTTCTGCCGGTGCGTCCAGCGGCGGCGGGTTTGACTTCGAGCTTCCGGAATATGACTTCCTTGGCGATGCAGTAAGCAAGCAGATTGATGAAGTCACGCAGAAGCTCAAAAACGCACTCCCGTGGGTTCTCGCTATCGGCGCTGGCCTTTCTGCATGGAGAATTGGGAAAAAATTTGGTTTTAATTTGCAAAAAACCATTGGACTTGCTGTGGGCATTTATGGTGCGCTTACGCTTGTACAGAACATTTTAGATTCGATCGTAAACGGTGTAACGCAAGAAAACATGGCCGGGATGATTTTCGGCATGACGCTTGCCGTGACAGGACTGTATGTTGCTCTTGGGCCGGTGGCTGGAGGAATTACAGCCATCGTTTCCGGGCTTGCTGTTTTGGCCGTTGCGTTTACTGATGCGGAGAAAAACGGATGGAATTTCCAGAATCAAATGCTTGCTGTTGCTGGAATTCTTGCGGCTGGCGTAGGCATCGGCATTTTGACCGGCTCCTTTATCCCGCTTCTTATCGGAATGATTGCATCGCTGCTGCTTAGCGTTACTACGGCGACCGGGCACGGGCAGGAACTTATCGAAGGAGTCAAAGAAACGCTAAAGGGATTTATTGATTTCTTTGCGGGAATTTTTACTGGAGATATAGAAAGAGCTACGAATGGAATCGCTGGAATCTTTAACGGTCTTGGGAAAGCGATTGGTGCTGTAATTGACGGTATAAGAGATTGGTTTAACGGATTGTTGGATTGGATTGACCAGAAAACAAACGGAAAGTTGAAGCCGCTTATTACCGGAATCAAGGCTATTGTAACCGCCGTTTTTGACAACATCAAGCAAACCGTCGGGAATGTAATCAACGAAATTAAGACGATTTTTTCCGGGCTAATCAAGTTTATCTCCGGCGTTTTCTCTATGGATTTTGACAAGGCGTGGGAAGGAATTAAGGACATTTTCAAGGGTGTATGGAACACCATAATCGATCTGCTTAACGGCGCAATCAATATCATCATCAGAGGGCTGAACTGGCTCATTAAGCAGATGAATAAAATCAGTTTTGATGTTCCTTCGTGGGTGCCGGCCATTGGCGGGAAGTCTATCGGTGTGAACATTTCCTATATCAGTGAGAATGTGCTTCCGCATCTTGCAAAAGGTGCAGTTATCCCGGCAAATGATGAATTTCTTGCTGTGCTTGGCGATCAGACCCACGGGAACAACATCGAAGCGCCGGAAGGCCTTATTCGTAAAATTGTCCGGGAGGAATCCGGCGGTTCCAGCGAAATTCACGTCACTATCGTTCTCGATAGTGTAACTGGGAAGAAATTGTTTGATACGGTGGTAAGGGAGAACAACGCCGTTGTCCGTGCAACTGGGGCAAGCCCTCTTGTTACGTAAGGAGGTCAAATGGCAATTTTAACCATCACAAAGGCAGACGGGACGATTGTCCCGCTGCCTGACCCCAGCGAATATTCGTGGGGTCTACAAGATGTTGATGCAGACGGAACGGGGCGAAACCAAAGCGGGGATTTGTTTCGTGACCGTGTGGCAAGCAAGCGAAAGCTAACTCTATCGTGGCCACCAATGAAAGCAGTTCCAATGTCTACGCTGTTACAAGCAGTTGATGATGTGTTTTTCGATGTAAGTTATCCAGATGCCATGACCGGAACCACAAGGAAAATGACCGCTTATGTTGGAGATAGAACGGCTCCAATGTATAGCCTTATTGATGGTGCATATCAATGGAATGGGCTATCTATGAACTTCATCGAGAGGTAAGCCATGCACACTGTAACAGACGCATTTCATGCTGCGTGTTCTGCGCCGGGGCGTGAAATTACCAGCAAAATCAACTTCAATGGAACAGCAGACCTTCCCGCATCGGAGATACAGGAGATCGTTGTAACAGAGCAGTTTGGCTCGTCGGACGGCGTGACCATCGGTGCGGCGTTTTCGTCCAGTTGCAAGGTGACGATGTACAAGCAGGACAATCTCCCGCTGAACGGTGCATTTTTTATTCCATTTGTTGGAATCATGGTGGGCGGCGAAGCCCAGTATGTCCAAAAGGGCAAATATTACATCCCCACGGACGGCGTAGAAGAAAGCGGGAAGTTGTGGGTAACTATCACCGGATATGACCGCATGGCCAGTCTGACGGATGATTATGTGCCTACCATTGATTTCCCCGCCACTCCTGTGCAGATTCTCACAGATGTGTGTACGCAAGGAAATGTCACTGCTCCCTCTGTAGCTTTGCCGGATATTCAAATTGCTGCCCCCTACACAGGGTCACTGCGCCAGCAACTCGGATGGCTGGCGGGGCTGATCGGATGCAATGCAAAATTTGGTTCCGACGGCGAACTAAAATTCTGCTGGTACTCTGATAGTATTTCTGTTGGGCCGGAGGTGCAGTATCAGGGAGGACTTAGCAAATCCGCAGATTCCCCGTTTACCATACAAAGCCTTGTCACGGGAACGGAAGAAAACCCCATCACGGTCGGGACGGGTGTTGGAATTTCGGCTACAAACCCGTATATTACCGAAGCTGTGGCGGCTACTGTTTTTGAGAAAATTGGAAACAAGGCAATGATGCCGTGTAAGGTGCAATGGCGGGGAGACCCCTCTACGGAAGCAGGTGACATATTGCACGTTACAGATGTGACCGGCCCAGCCAGCACATTCCCCGTGTACATTATGGAACAGGAGCTTCGCATAAAGGGCGGAATGGTGGCGAATACGACCTGCTATGCGCCGCAGGACAAGCAGTATGTCGTGGAAAGCCCTATTATGCAGCAAGTAAAACGGGAATATTCCGGCCTTGCCAAAGCCATGCAGGATGCCACCGAAAGAATCATAGGCGCAAAAGGCGGATACTGGGAAGTCACGCTGGATGATGACGGTTTCCCAACTGGGTGGATGGTTCGAGACACGCCCACTATGGAAGATAATACAAGGCTGTGGATTATGAACATCAACGGTCTTGGATATTCCAAAGACGGCGGGAAAACCATTTCTGGCGTTGCGCTTACGATGGACGGCGCAGTAAACGCAGACACAATAACAACTGGGCAGATGTCCGCAGAGCGTGTGACGATCAATGGACAAACTCTTTCTGATTTCATTGATGCAAGCATTGATGAAAATGGACACCCTGTACTTCGCATTGGATCCTCTGCATCGGAGATTGTTTTGAAGGAATACAACGACAAGATTGGGTTTTATGACGCAAGCGGCACACTGTTAGCGTACTGGAATAACAACAGCTTTGAACTGGTAGAGCTATCGAAGTTCCGCCTCGGTCCGATGTCTATCGTTGTGCAGCCGAATCAATCCATAAGTTTCGTGGGGGTGACGTGATGCCGAGTATCTACGGAAGCAAATCTAAGGGATGGCAGCTACGCCTTGACTATACAGTCAAGAGCCAGAGCATCGAAAATAACACCAGTGCGCTTGATTTAACCTTGTATGTGTATGACGGTACCGGGTACTCACAAAATGAGTCTGCGAACGAAGCGTATTACATTCTGCAAGGTACAAAAACTTGGAATCCGTACAATTATCCATCTACCGGTTGGTATAAACTGGGCGTAAAGTCTATCACTGTTACACATAGTGGCGACGGAACCGGGAAAGTCACGCTTTCCGGCGAATGGGACTGCGGCTTTGATTCGGCCTACACACCAAGGCATTTGACCGTCTCCGGTAGCGTTACACTACCAACAATTCCAAGAGCATCTTCCGTGTCTGCCGCAAATGGCACAATGGGCGGTAATGTAGCAATTACAATCACACGGAAAAATTCCTCCTTTACACATAAGTTGTCCTATAACGCCGGAAGCGGGTATGTCTCTATTGCAACTGGTGTAGCCACATCTTACACGTGGGCAAGCCCTGACAGCATGATAGATGCTACCCCAAATGCTTCATCCCGCACGGTGACGATAAAATGCGAGACCTACAACGGAAGCAGCAAGATAGGTGAAAGCACGACAACCTGTGTCCTCACTGTGCCGGAATCCCTCGTTCCATCTTTAAGCGTGGTGCTTTCCGATGCCGCTGGGTATCAGCCGACATATGGATGGGTACAAAACAAGAGCCAGCTAAAAGCCGTTGCCACAAGTGGCGGAGTAAGGGGAAGTACCATCGTAGGTACTGTCATGAAAATTGGTAATGAAAATGCCAATTTGAATACAGGGAATCTGCTTACAAAAAGCGGCTCTGTTGTGGTGACGGTAACTACGACAGATTCTCGTGGCAGAAGCAAGACGGTTACAAACACTATTACTGTACAGCAGTATGCTGGACCGACTATTGCAAATCTCACATACGCAAGAGGCTCCTACACAAGTGGCGTGTGGACAGAAAACAATACAGGCGCAGACATTAAGGTGATGTTCGACCTCACCATTTCTTTGAGGAATAACACCGCCAGCATCTCTTTGAAGATCGATGACGAGAATAGGCAAACCCTTTCTGCGCAAAGCTCCGGCTCAAAGGTTGTTTACATCGCTGGTGTCGGAACAGATACGACCAGAAAACTGACGGTAGTCGCCACGGACGCTTTTTCAAGCAGTTTTACCAAAGAAATGGATGTGGCAACAGTTGAAGTTCCGTTAAATATCAACTTCAACTTGCCGGGAGTGTGTTATGGCGGGGTATCCGAAAAAGAGAAAACGGTGCAATTCAAGTGGCCTATCTTCGCCGAAAAGGACATGGAGCTGAACGGGGAATTGATTTTATCTGATTCCGCAGCGGGAAAACTTCGGCAATTGATGGGCATCCAAGACTACATCATTGAGCAAGGCGTAAGCGGCAACTGGACGTACTACAAGTACGCCTCCGGTTATGCAGACTTGTGGTGGCGTGGGACAGTGACGCCCACCAGCTACACTACATTTGGCAGCGCCGCATACACAAATACGATTTCCCTGTCAATGCCCTTCGGGGTGACGGGGAACGTGGTAATCACCGGCAGTGCGTCTGATCTGCACACAATCTGCAATACGGATTGGAGCTATGCTTCAAAAACCTTGTCCTTCCGCATGGCCCGTGGTGCATCAATGACACCAACAAATGAAACCGTATCGCTGCGGGTGACTGGCAAGTGGAAAGTATAAAACATATAAGGAGATACCGCATGACAGAAACTATCATTGTTGCACTCATCACCGGCGGCCTGTCCCTGCTGGGGGTAGTCATTACCAGCAACAAAACCACCCGTGATGTGCAGGCTAAGCTGGATACGCATCAGGCCGTCACCGACACTAAACTGGAAGAGCTTACCCGGGAAGTCCGGGAGCATAACAATTTCGCGCGGCGCGTCCCGGTGCTGGAGGAGCAGATCAAGGTCGCCAATCACAGGATAGCGGATTTGGAAAGATTGCCCAACCACTGAGCATCGCGAATCTAAAGTATGAGGAGGGATATGTATGTATCGAGGTACGACCCCCACGCTGACATTCCAGCTGCCCATCGACACGGGGAGTATCACAGCGCTGTCCGTTGCCGTGGCCCAGGCCGGACAAGTCAAAATTGAGAAAACATTGTCGGATGTACATCTGGACGGGAATGTTGTCTCGTGCACGCTGACGGAAGCCGAGACCCTGTCGCTTACTGCCGGGAGAGGCATTGACGCAAAGATACAGCTCCGTGTGGGCGTTGGGGCGCAGCGCATGGCATCCCAGGTATTCACGGTGCCTGTGGAGCGTATTCTCCGGGATGGTGCGCTATGATCGAGTTTGCGGTAACTTTTTCTCCCGGCGCTGAGCTGGAGGTGGAGTTTGCGGAAAATGTGCCCCTGGATGTTGATATGGGTCAGGTGATGGAGGTGCTTGCTACCGAGGAGCGGACGGTGGAGCTGTCTATGCCCTCCGGCAATCAGGTCATCCTGCCCACCAGCAGCAAAGGCATGCGTAAGGTGACGATTCGAAAACCGGATACCCTACTGTCTGAGAACATCAAGAAGGATGTGGTGATCGGCGGCGTGACCGGTGTCCTTGAGGCACC